AGTACATAGGAGGAATTATGACGGCAATAGTAAATGGAATCCAATACATCGGAGGCGGAACGGCTCCAAATGAATTTATAAATAATCAAGCAGGTACAATTGATGGCACACAAACTGTCGAGAACGGTGTTCTTGCAGGACCTATCACTATACCTGGTACAGTAACAGTAACAGGGACTTTAGTAATAGTATAATGTCAAAAATAGAAGTTAATAAAATTGGACCTCAATGTGGAACAACTTTAACAGTTGGTTGTGGTGCTGGTCAAACAGTAGTAGCTGATGCAGCTACAGTAACTTTAGGACGTTGTGGTGGTACAGTTGCTTTAGCTAGTGGAGCTACTCAATCAGGTTTTGGAAGATCAGGTTCGGTTAATTGGCAAACAGGATCAATTAAATCATCTGCTACTTTTAGTGCAGCAGATGGAGAAGGTTATTTTGTAGATACATCAAGCAATGCTGTAACTGCAAATTTACCCGCTGGTTCTGCTGGTGCGATAGTTGCATTTGCAGATTATACAAGAACTTTTGCAACAAATAATTTAACAATATCTCCAAATGGATCAGAAAAAATTGGTGGTGTTGCAGACGATGCATCAATAGACCTTAATGGTCAAGGATTAACTTTAGTTTATGTAGATGGAACTGAAGGGTGGATAAATGTGCAAAACGCAGAAAATACTGAAACAGGTTTACCTCCTTTTATAGAAGCTACAGGTGGTACAGTAACTTGTTGTGGTAATTTTAAAATTCACACTTTTACAGGACCAGGTACTTTTACTGTTAATTCAGTTTCTTCAACAGCAGCAAATAATACAATTGGATATGTGGTAGTAGCAGGCGGCGCAGGTGGTGCAGCTAGATATGCTGGTGGTGGTGGTGCAGGTGGTTATAGAGAAGGTAGAAATGTACCCGTAGATAATTTTACAGCTAGTCCATTAGTTGCCAATGCACCAACAAATGCAATTACAGTTACAGCACAAGGTTATCCAATAACAGTAGGCGGAGGTGGAGTAGGAACTCCAGCACCTGCTGGTACTCCTAAACAAGGAGGTCCAGGTAATAATTCAATATTTTCAATAATAACATCAGCCGGTGGTGGTGGCGGAGGTGGTGAACCATTACCTGCACCTGATGCCGAAGGTCTCCCTGGTGGATCAGGTGGTGGTGGAACTTATAATGGATCAGCAGGTGGAACAGGAAACACACCTCCTACAAGTCCACCTCAAGGAAATAATGGTGGAACTGGTAATCCTGGAACAAGTGTTAAATACGGTGGAGCCGGTGGCGGTGGTGCTGGTGCAGTAGGAACTAATGGAACTTCTTCTGCTAGTGGACCCGGTGGAGCAGGAGTATCAAGTTCAATAACTGGTGCATCAGTTGCAAGAGCTGGTGGTGGTGGAGCTGGTGGAAATCAGCCAGGATCAACACCTGGAACAGGTGGAACTGGTGGTGGAGGTGCAGGAGCACCCACAGCAGGTGGATCAGCTAGTGGAGTAGCTGGAACAGCAAATACTGGTGGTGGAGGTGGTGGAGGTACTGGTGGAGGTACACCTTCTGGAAGTGGTGGAGCAGGTGGATCTGGTGTGGTAATAATAAGGTACAAATTTCAATAATTATGACAAGTAAAATTAAAGTAGATAATATAAATAAAGTTTCAGATGATTCAAACATCATCAAAAAATGTGGAACAACAGTAACTGTTGGGGCTGCCTCTGATGGAGTTAGAACAGGTGCAGATAATTTACAAGCAGCAGATGGTGGAAATTTAATTAGTCAATCTGGGACAACAATTACATTAGGTGCAAGTGGCGATACTATTGCTTTAGCATCAGGTGCAAGTCAGACAGGTTTTGGTAGAACAGGAACAGTAGATTGGCAAACATCATCAATTAAGACAGCAACTTTTACAGCAGCAAATGGCGAAGGATATTTTTGTAATACTGGAGGTGGTGCATTTACAGTAAACTTACCAGCAGGTGTTGCAGGTTATATTGTGTCTGTTCAAGATTATAATAACACGTTTGACACACACTCATTAACTCTTGCTCCCAATGGCACAGAAAAAATTAATGGTGGAGAGGGTACATTAATTTTAGGCCAAGAAGGTCAAGGTTTAACTTTAGTTTATATTGATGGAACAGTAGGTTGGAGAAGTGTTCAAGAAAATGAATTTGAAACACCAGGTTCTTCATTTATGGTAGCAACAGGTGGAAATATTACAACTTGTGGCAATTTTAAAATTCATACATTTACAGGTCCAGGAACTTTTACAGTATGTGCAGTTTCAGGCACAGCCGCAGAAAATACAGTAGGTTATGTGGTAGTTGCTGGTGGTGGTGGTGGCGGTGCAGTTAGAGGAGGTGGTGCTGGAGCAGGTGGATTTAGAGAAGGTAGAAATGCACCAGTAGATAATTTTACAGCATCACCTTTAGTAGCGTGTGCGCCGACAAATGCAGTAACAGTTACTGCACAAGGTTATCCAATTACAATAGGAGCAGGTGGAGCTTTAAGTGTATCTCCTACAGATGGTGCAAATTCAGTTTTTTCAACCATAACAGCTACTGGTGGTGGTAATGGTGGAACTCAAGAAGGTACAAAACACGCAGGTGGTGATGGTGGTTCAGGTGGAGGTGGTGGAGGTGATCCATCAGGTTCAACTGGAGCAGGTTCAGGTAATACTCCTTCAGTAAGTCCGGCTCAAGGAAGTAATGGAACAGTAGGAAATGTTAGAACAGGAGGTGGTGGAGGCGGTGCAACACAAACAGGAGGCAGTGCTTCTGGGCCAGGTGGTAATGGCGGTAATGGTGGAGATGGAGCAACAACTTCAATAACAGGAAGTCCAGTAGCTTATGGTGGTGGTGGCGGAGGTGGCTCACAAGCTGGAACTAAAGGTGCTGGTGGTGCTGGTGGCGGAGCTGATGGTGGTCAAAGTCCTTGTAGTTCTCAGGCTGCACAAAATGGAACAGCTAACACTGGTGGTGGAGGCGGAGGTCAAGGTGATTACTCTGTTAGTTGTAGCGGTAATGGTGGTTCTGGTGTAGTTATAATAAGGTATAAATATCAATAGGTAAATTATGAGTGAAATAAAAGTAAATAAAATTAGTCCAAGAACAGCGTGTGGTACAACTACGTTAGGAGATAGTGGAGACACTATTAGTATTCCAGCAGGTGTAACAATTACAAACTCTGGAACTGCTGCAGGTTTTGGTTCTACTGGTGAAGTTTCTTGGAATACAACAATTAAAACAGGAGATTTTACAGCAACATCTGGTAGTGGATTTTTTGTAAACACAGCAGGAGGAGCAGTAACAGTGACTTTACCTAGTTCTCCAAGTGCAGGAAATGTAGTAGCTGTTTCAGATTATAATTCTACTGCTGCAACAAATGCAATTACGATTGCTAGAAATGGTTCTAATATAAATGGAGCAGCAAGTGATTTAGCAATACAAAAAGCAAACTCAGCAATTCAATTAGTATATGTAGATTCAACAACGGGTTGGCAAAATGTTACTACAGCAAATCCATCAGACATCCAAGAAACATTTATTGCAGCAACAGGCGGAACAATTACAACATCTGGAAATTGTAAAATTCATACATTTACAGGGCCAGGTACTTTTTGTGTATCACAAATTTCAGGCAATGATGATAATAACAAAGTTTCATCTATAGTAGTTGCCGGTGGAGGTGGAGGTGGTAGCCGTGATGGTGGTGGCGGAGGTGGAGCAGGAGGATTTAGAGAAGCTAAATCTCCAGTAACACCTTATACAGCTTCTCCTTTAGACGGAGGTTCTCCAGCTGCTATTATAGTCACAGCAACAGCTTTTCCAATAACAGTTGGCGGTGGAGGAAACGGAGGAAATGGTGCTCCAAGTTCACCAAGAACCACTGGTAATGTTGGTTCAAATTCAAGTTTTTCAACTATAACATCCGCAGGTGGTGGATTAGGAACTATTGGAGCAAATCCTGGTGGTCTTGCTCAAAATGGTGGTAATGGTGGTTCTGGTGGCGGAGGTGGTGGAAGAGCTTGCGGTGGAACTACTCCAAGCGGAGGAACAGGAAATACTCCTCCAGTCTCACCTGCACAAGGAACTAATGGAGGTGCTGGAAGAACTACAGCTTCTCCCCCATCTTTAGATAATGGTGGCGGCGGAGGAGGTGCTACTGTTGCTGGTGGTAATTCTGGCGGTGGTAATCCTGGTGATACTTCAGGTGGTGGTGGAACGGGAGCAACAACACATATTACAGGAAGTCCTGTATCTTACGCAGGTGGCGGTGGAGGTGGCACTGAAACAGGAACTGGTGCAGCTAGCCCGTGCGGAACAGGAGGAAAAGGAGCACAGTCTGATGATTCCCCTTCAGGTAATGCAGAAGCAGACGCTGGAACTACAAATCGTGGTGGTGGTGGAGGAGGCGGAGGCGGTGGTAGTGGACCTGCAAATTCTATGAATGGTGCGAATGGTGGATCTGGTGTAGTAATAATAAGGTATAAATTTCAATAGTTGAATGATAATTAAAATTAATATATAAGGAGATAATTATGGCACATTTTGCAAAACTAGGAGCTAACGGAAAAGTTATTCAAGTGTTAACTATGGATAATGATAAGATGTTAAACGCTGATGGTGTTGAAGATGAATCAGTAGGTCAACAGTGGTTAGAAACACATAACAACTGGCCTGCACAAATGTGGATTCAAACATCTTACAATACATCTGGTAACAAACATAACTCTGGTGATAACTCAAAAGCATTTAGAGGAAATTACGCAGGTATAGGTTATACTTGGGACGAAGATGATAATATTTTTTGGCCTAAAAAACCATATGCGTCTTGGGTAAAACATAACGAATCAGCTTCTTGGAAATCACCAATTGGTGATGCTCCAGCATTAACAGCTGAACAAGAAGCACAAAATACACCTGCAGATGAAAATACACCAGCTACTAATAGCTGGCATTATGTTTGGAATGAAACTAATCAATCTTGGGACTTGACAGACGGTTTAGCATAAATTAAAAATGGTGGTGGTATGCAGAAGAAAGTATTAACAGAGCAAGCTCTATATTACGGTGATGTCGATATGCCTAAAGATTGGGACATTGACCGAGATAAATTACAAAACGACATTTTAAAATCACAAGTTACAGATTCACCTTTTCCATTTTCACGAACATTCGATATGCTAAATACTTATATGAGAGATCATATAAATTTAGACTATGGTTTTACTTTAATTAACAAAGAAACGTGGGGTAATATCTATAAACCTAGCGAGACTACAATACCATTATTAAATATAGATCCAGTAGATCTACGCAACTCTCCAGATTATACATTACTATATGGTGTCAAAGTCAAAGACTGTATGGTCAGAATACACTATGAAGATAATAGACGTAAAGGTAGATCTTGGGACATAGAACTTAAAAATAATAAATTTATTATGTTTCCATCAACGAATATGTATTACTTAACCAATAATCAAAAAGATTCATTAAACTTTGTTCAAACAATAACTTATGAATATATCTAATTACTACTGGTATTTTAGTGGTGTGCTTACACCAAAATTCTGTGATGATGTTATAGAATATGCTAAATCACAGAAAGAAGTTATGGCTATAACTGGTGGTTATGGAAGAGATAGAGATTTAAATAAAAAACCTTTAAACAAAGAAGAAGTATTAGATTTAAAAAGAAAAAGAAACTCTGATCTAGTTTGGTTGAATGATACTTGGATTTATAAAGAATTACATCCATATGTACACGAAGCAAATAGAAGTGCTGGTTGGAACTTTGAATGGGATAGATCAGAATCGTGTCAGTTTACAAAATATAAATTAAATCAATATTATGATTGGCATTGTGATAGTTGGGATAAACCCTATCAAAGAAAAAACAAAGATGATCCTGATAATGGTAAGATTAGAAAACTATCTATGACTTGTCAGTTAACAGATGGTTCCGAATACAAAGGTGGTGAATTAGAATTTGATTTTAGAAACTATGATCCACATATGAGAGACGAATCAAAACATAGAGTACAATGTAAAGAGATATTACCAAAA